AAAATTGACTTTGATGATGATGCAGATACCAGTATATCGTCAGCTACGGATGATACGCTAGTAATAGAATCTGGTGGTGTAAACATAGCATCTATTACAGCAGGAGAGTTTGCTATAAATGACGATCAAGCGAATATTGATTTTAGAGTAGAAAGTGATTCTGAACACAGTATGCTTTTTGTTGATGCTAGTCAGCATTCAATAGGAGTGGCAACTGGTGATCCCGCTATTGCAAGTGGGAGAGGTATTGTTGTTGATGGTGGAAGTAGTGTAGCAAGAGTTGAATTAAGAAATGATACATCAGGTGATACAGCATCAGATGGAATGTTTTTAACTTATAGCGGAACAGATGCATTTGTTGGAAACAGAGAAGCTGGTACTGTTCAATTTTGGAATAATGGTGCTGAAAGAATGAGAATAACTAGTGCGGGGCAAGTGTCAATAGGTGCTAGTGGACCAGTAGGTAGTTCACGACTGTTCTTTTATGCTAGTGCTAGTACACCTTATGGTCTTATAACACAAAATAATGCTACAACAGGTTCAATGTATGCTGCTCAATTTTTACAGAACGATGGTTCAACTGAACTAGGCAGTATAAAAATATCTAACACGGCTACTGCTTTTAATACTTCCTCTGACTACAGGTTAAAAGAAAACGTAGTTACAGATTGGAATGCAACTACTAGATTAAAACAACTTAAACCAAGTAGATTTAATTTTATAGCTGATGCAGATACAACCGTTGATGGTTTTTTAGCTCACGAAGTTTCAAGTATTGTACCTGAAGCAATTAGTGGTGATAAAGATGCAACAGAAACTAAAACTAAAGTTGTGGTAAACTCTAGTGGATTTATTATACGTCAAGATGTTGAAGAAGCTGATTGGATTGCAGGTAAAGTTGCAGATGAGGATGGTAAGACAGAATACCCAACTGATTCAACTTGGGAAGCTAGTAAAGTAGTTCCTGTATACCAAGGTATAGACCAATCAAAACTTGTACCACTTATGGTAAAAACCATACAAGAACTAGAAGCAAGAATAAAAGCATTGGAGGACGCATAGGATGTTTACACTAGACAACAAAGAATATGACGAAACTAAAATATCAGCTAAAGCTAAGTCAGCTTTGGAAGAAGTAGTGCGTGTATCTAAACAAATGCAGGATCTAAGATTTGCCCAACAAGGCTATATTAATATATTAAAAGAAGAATTAAAGGAGAATAAGGATGAGTAGTGAAATTAAAGTAGACACTATTAGTGAAAATACCAGTGCAAATGGTGTAACTATAGACAGTCTAGGTATTAAAGATGGCAAAATAACAAACCTAATGAACGCAACATTAAGTGCTGCTGATTTAGGAACAGGAATACACATTAAAACTGCTGACAGTGGTTTGAGTAGCGTAGCTGCTGGAGGAGACGAACTAATAATAGAAGGTTCAGGTGACTCAGGAATGCACATTTTATCTGGTGCATCTAATGATGGTAATATATTTTTTGGCGATAGTGGTGATGCAGATAATGGCTATATAACTTATGACCACTCAACTAGTCATTTACATATTGGTCATGGTGGAGTTACCAAATCAAATGCTTCTTTATTATTTCATGGTTCAGATTTATCAATATCTACTAATGGTGAATTAGATGGAGATGCTGGTCGTGGTGGTATTTGTTTAAATCAAGGTGGCGGTGATGGTAGTATTTTAACATTTAAATCTTCTGATGTTGGTCACAGTATAACTACTAGAGCAGAAGCTGACACTTACTGTTTTATGCAAAAACTTGGATCAAATGATGGTGGTTTACAAATTAATGGTATAAATGATGCTGGTAATGTTGCTCTACAATTAAGAGGATTAAGTAATGGCGGTGAAGATACTGGTAAAGGTACTGGAGATCATGGTTGTGTAAGAATTGATGCCACCTCAAGAACAGGCACCACTACAGGAGGTCAAGGTGCTAATGTAAATATGGTCACAATTTGTAATAATAACACTGTTAGATTTATTTTTGATGCTGAAGGTGATTTACATTCTGATAGCTCTAATACAACTTTTGATGCTTATGAGGATGCTCAGTTAGTCAGAGCTTATGATTTATCACACGGTAAAGGTGTTATAGCTTCAAAGTTTGATGATTTTGTAAAGTATAACCAAGATGATTTAACTGATGCAGGTTTAGTAGGCAAGATAAACCATGAATATAATACAGATGGAACAAAAGCAACTCCACTTATTAATATGTCAGGATTTATGAGACTTCACAATGGTGCTATCTGGCAACAATACGAAAAACACGAGAGACTTGCTAATGCTATGTATGAACTAGCCAAAGCAGCAGTTGGTGAAGATAAAGCCAATGAAATACTAGAACAAAACGATATTAAATTATTAAATTAAGGAGAAAACAATGGCAATAACAGCAAATATGACAACACATGATGGGATAGCACTTACAGATGCGTATTGCTATATACCAACAGCATATGTAAAAAAGTTTGACGGTAAATGGTCAGGCAATGATGATGATGGATATACACAAGCTGATGCAACATGGAAATTAATCTATGATGTTTTAATCTATGCTGATGCTGATAAAAGAGCAGACAGATTAGAACAAAACTATAGAGTTAAAAACCGCCATGTAGATCACTTTAAAGTAGACTACAGCTTAGATGCAACTGACAACCCATTTAAACTTGCATACGCAGACTTAAAAGCTAACGACCAGTTATCAAACGTACAAGACGTATAGGAGTAACACATGAGTGAAATAAGAGTAGATACAATATCAGAAAAGACATCAGCTAATGGTGTGGCTATTGATAGTGTAACATTAAAAGATGGTGGAGCAACACTAGCAGATAACATAACATTTAGTGCATCTGGTAAGGGTATACACTTAGGAGTTACTTCTGCTACAGCATCTAACTTACTTGATGATTATGAGGTTGGCACATTTACACCAACACTAAATGGCACAGCATCAGCACCCAGTGGAGTTTCATATACACATAGACTAGGTTTTTATGAAAAGATTGGAGATATTGTTCACGTTCATGTTCATTTAAGTGCAGCATCTATGTCATCTGTTCCAGGTGGTGCTTTAACTGTAACAGGACTTCCGTTTACAAGTGATACTACATCTAATTTTATACAAGCTGCAAGTGTTGGTCTTACCAGTAACTTTGCAACTACTGAAGCTCCGCAAGTATCATATATAAGTCCAAATACAACACTAATGAATTTTGTTTGTAATAATTCAAGTGATGGAAGAAACAACCTTGAAGATGCAATAACTTGTGCAAATGCAATGAGTGGTAATGAACTGCTTGTGGCTTCTGCAACATATAGAAGTGCGTAATTATTTTAAAAGGAGAAACTAATGTCAATAAGTAAAGAAACAGAAATAGCAAAAATAGAAGTCGTTGGACAATACAAAGCTGTTCAAGTTAGAACTGATACTGTTATAAAAGAAGATGATGCAGAAATATCACGTTCAGCACATAGACACGTAATACACCCTGATGATGATATATCTGGTGAAGACGCAGAAGTACAAGCAGTAGCTAATGCTGTATGGACTGACGCTGTAAAAGCTGCGTGGGCAGATTACAAAGCTAGCATCTAATGGAACAAGAAAACAGAGAAGCTATTATCCGTATAGAGGGTAAGCTAGAACTGTTAGATCAAAAGCTAACAACTCTAAAAGACAATCATTTATGTCATATTGAAAAAGATATGAGACAACTGAGAACTCTTGTGTGGTTTATAGGAACTACTGTTTTCTTACAAATGTGTTATTTAATAATTAGGACTTTGATGTAATTTGCACGTATTTAGAAAATCAAGTACAAAACATTTATGTCTAATAAGTGCATACTTATAATTTCAGATACTCATTCACCATATCACCACCCTGATCTAATTCCTTTCCTTTCTGCTATCAGGAGAAAATACAAACCTGATAGAGTGGTGCATATTGGTGATGAGTGTGATAAACATGGATTAAATTTTCATGGTCAAGATAGTGACTTACCAAGTGCAGGTGATGAACTTGAACAAGCTAGAATTACTATTCATCAGATAGAAAAGTTGTGGCCAAAGATTGATTTATTACACTCAAATCATGGCAGCCTTGCATATCGCAGAGCCTTCAAAGCAGGACTACCAAGAGCATACATGCGTGGTTATAACGAAGTGTTAGAGGTAGGACCAGGCTGGAAGTGGCACAGTGAACTTACAATTCGATTGCCAGATGGCAATGACGTTCACTTTCATCATGGCAAATCAGCAAACATTATGGCCGTTGGACAAAAACAAGGCACATGTTATGTGCAGGGCCATTTTCATACCAAGTATGGCATTTCTTATTGGGGCAACCCATCATCCTTGCTGTGGGCCATGCAGGTAGGGTGTCTAATTGATAAGGATGCTTTGGCTTTTGCTTATGATAAAGTATTCAAAGATAGGCCTATTATTGGGTGTGGTATTATTATAGATAGCCAGCCAAAATTGTTACCTATGGTATTGAACAAAGGTGGAAGATGGAATAAAGTGTGTCCGTGAAGACACTAGAAAAACAAATAAAAGGCGACCACTACATAAAATTTCGCATACAGCCAGCAGAGTTTATTAATAAAAACAACTTACTGTGGGCAGAAGCTAACGTAATTAAGTACGTTTGCCGTCATAAAATGAAGGGTAAAAAAGAGGATATAGAAAAAGCTATACACTACCTGGAAATGATAATAGAAAGAGATTATGAGTAACGTGGCTAGAATGGAAATACCAAATAGGATGAGATCCGTAAATGTTCGTATGATAATAGACGATATGCCTATCGTGGCTACACTAGATCACATTATTTCAAAAACTGGTATTACACCAGTAGCAATATGGGTCAAAACAAAGAAATCAGAGTCAACATTAGATAGAGAGCTACGCAGCTCTGGTAAAGCTGTATCTTTACTTCTACAGTATGGATGCTCGTTGAAAGAAATTTCAGAAACATTTACTAGAGATAGCATTATTGGCTCTGTTGTTTGGTATTTACATAAAAACTTAGAAGATATTTTACAAGGAAATCAACCTGACAAACTACCGAAACTATCTACACAACCGTCAGGATATACAATTAAATAAAATAGGAGGTTTCAATGGGTATTCCCTTTGAGATGATTACTATG